TAATGCCACATCAGATCGTGGCAAGTGTTAGATTTCTCATGCAATAGGAGTTCATGCGGTCAAACATATCGACTCCGAACTTCCTGATTTTCCCGTTCTTTAATTCCCTGCGATAAGCCACAAAAGGCCTCCGTCCATACTTAGACCAAAGAAGATTAAACAAGGAAGAGATTGCAACTCCTTGATCCGCAACAACCAACTCAACCCAAGTCACATTCCCTTCAGGATCATGCTTATATGGCTCAAGGCCTTCATCAGAATTGTTGAGGAATCTTACGCAAGCAACTCCCTTGATCTGCTCACCATCCGTGGCAACCCCGCAAAGCTCGTTATTCATATACCATTGGAGGACATTCGTTGTGTGAGTCTCGTCCTCCCATCCGGCCAAGCGTGGGGCTATCCATCTAGCGGCCATTGAAGCGGTAACGGTCATAGCTCCTCGTTCACGAAGGCATCCAAGAATGCGCTAACAACAACCGCCTGAAGGTTTAACTTGCCGGAACTGCTCTCTACAAGCACCTGAACCCCTTTGATGGGCTGATTCCCAAGCAGGCTCCTTGACCTTCTCCTTGCCTTCTGATTCCTCAGGACTGCATTTGAGTTAAGGACAAACGGAATAATCAATGCACCAAGCCCACCCGAGTAGGCCGAACTATCAATGTTTGAGAATGCGGAAACCGTATCCCCATTCTCATCAATCAAAGAAACAGAACAATATGCTGTGCTCGAATAGAACTGAACCTCGACATTGTTCAGGCTTTTGTAACTCATCATCTCGCCAAACACGAACTCCCTTGTGGTGATGCTCGTCCTGATGCTTGCCCCCGAATCCTGATAGTCGCTCGCTACCTCATTATCGTCCTTGACCCATTCCCTCCATTGAAGAACCGATCCTGCGGGAGTGGCTAAAACTAGACAGTTGGACGGGGTGTTGGTGTAGTGAGCAAATTCGGAAGCCTGAAAGTTTGTCCATTTACCAGACCAAGCCTTATGAACTGTATTATAGACAATCGAGCAGTTGTTCGTTGAGGAAGTGCTGATAGGTATGGAAAGTATATATCTGTTTCGGTAGTAGGTAGCGCAGGCCTTGGAAATATAGGTGGTGTTGATTTCCTGAAAGGTAGAGTCAATAATCTTGCTAACTGGCTCGCTAATCTCCTGATCGGCTCCCTGAAGGATTCTCGTCATGCTCCTTACGCCATCCTGAGCCAACCAGTAAAGATTTGCACCCACCTGAGCCACCGTTCTATTTGCTACGCATCCAACCTCTGAACTCACAATTTCAATAGGCCAGTCAGCAATCGAGGCGGCAGTAGGATCGGTGGTGATGACGTAGGTGGAGTTATTCTTGAAAGCAACAAGTCGGAATCCAGTCCAAGAGGCAATGGCAGTGATAGGCTCCCCGTCTCCGCCAACCCTAAAGGAATCTATGCTAGACCATGCGGCAGTACCCTCTACTGAAAGAAGATCGGATACATAAATGGTATCCGGCTCCGAAGTCCTAATGGCAAACATCCTGTTAGTATGGGAGCAGAGAAACTTAACCCCAGTCGGGGCGTTGGCGGCGGCTGGAATGGAGGCAACAGTTGTGCCGTTAAAGCTCTTAATGTCGCTTACGCCATCGCAGAAATAGAGCTTGTCGGATAACTGGGCAAAATTAACCACATTATCTGCGGCATTGGTTAAGTAGGAGGACGAGTCTTGAGTCCAAGATCCGCTTCCGGCAACCCCGTTGTACCAGAATATCTTCCTGTTCTTTGCAATGACGACCTGATTGACCGTTCCCGTATCAAAGTAATATGCCCCCTGAATGTTTGCCGTTCCCTCCGGCACTGCTGACGATGATAGGGATGCCGTTCCTTTCCGAGTCACAGCATTCCCCACCCTGTCTATATCGACATTGATAAACTCGGTTCCCTGATTGGCCTCCAAAAGCTTTGAGGCGGCAATGTTATTGACTCCGCCCGTGAACGAGGTGGTTGCGTCAAATAGGATCGGATCGTCCAATCCGCTATTCGAGACAATGGGCATTGTTTTATAGGTAGCTTAAGAACGCTGACTTGGAGCCGGAATAGACGGGATAATCCCAATCCGACCTAGACCACTCGCCTGAATCCACCGCAGTAACAGTTAAATTGTAAGCCGACTGACCCCTTTCAATGTTTGTCGCAACCTTAATTTGAGCCACCCCATCGGCATACATCATCTGCGCCTTCGAGTATTGGCGATCACGGGTAAGCATATCCCCCTCCGCAAACGCAAGTAGGGCGTTATCAATCCCGTTTAGGGCTGGGCTATCGGTGTCATTGGTAAGATTGCGAGTCTGGAACTGGGAAGATCCGTCAATAACGCGAAGTTTGATCTTTCCCAATACTGAAAGAGTTTTGGTTTCTGATGGGGTTTGAACGAGCCTGATCTGACATACATTCGATGCGGTTTTGGGCAGTGTAACAAAGCCAAGAGGGGTTCCTGTGTTGTCAAAGAGAGTGGGATCAATCGCATATACGGCCTCGTATTGAACGGGGCCGAGGGTTGTGTCTGACCACCTGACTGCCACGATCTGATCTATGGCCGTGTTGGATATGGTTACGTCCTGAGTTCCGGCAGTCACGGTTTGCGTGGATGTCCCAAGCGTGTCCCGCCAAAGTTGACTAGACCAGATAAGCTCATACCTACGAGCAAGAAACGTCTTACATTGAGATACGGAGTCGGTGTCGGTTTTCCCGATCTTCCCCGTAACGAAGGAAGCCATATCGGATAGGTTCATTATTTCTCGGAACCAAGTTCGCTTGGCGAACTCTGTGAGCTTTGGTCGGTTGCCTGTTTCCTGATGCTCTCGATCAAAGCGAACACTGCCTCATACGGCATCCTCCCCAGCGAGGCTAGGATGATGTTGATTTCTTGGATGGATAGGTCGAGTTTCATGCGGCCTCCAGTGCTTCAATGCGTGACTTGAGAGTGTCGTTTTCGGATTTGAGTTCTTGGATTGCCTTGGCAAGCACTGGAATAAGGTTTTGGTAAGCAACGCTATAATAACCTTCTGTACCACCCTGCTGAACAACTCCATCAACATAAATCTGGCCATCCAAGGCAGTCAACAATTCTTGCGCGATAAATCCGCTTTGAATGCTTTGATCGCTAGACCAAGTTTCCTTATATTTGTATGTAACTGGATTTAGCTTCTTAACTACATCCAATCCAGATGTAAGTGGCTGGATGTCTTCCTTAATTCGTGAATCGGAACCGTTGACATAAGCACCAGCACCCCAAACTCCAGTTCCGCTAACTTGAAGATTGTAGGCTCCCTGATCTGTTGTGCCTGCAATATAAACTTCACCACCACTCGTAATTCGGAGGCGTTCGGCGTTGTTGGTTGCAAATGCAGTTGTCCCATAACTATCAATCTGAAGGCCGTTTAATGTCGAGTCGTATTTGATATAATGGCTTGTAAATGTATTTGTCCCGCCAAAACCTATTTTTGCACCAGCCCCAATCCCAACATTCCCACTCGAATCAATGCGGAGGCGTTCTGTGATAGGTGTTGTATTAATTCTACCTGTCCAGAAAGACAGAGCACCATAATCGTTTGAAACTGAATCGCCATCACAACGAATACGGGAAACATTACCAGCTACGCCAACACCCGAACCATTGTAGAAGTTCAAGTCCATGTTGTTTCCAGAAGTGATGCGCTTAATAGTCGCTGTTTCTGCTACATCCAATTTACTGACAGGCGAAGTAGTCCCCACGCCAACATTTCCACTCGAATCAATGCGGAGACTTTCAGATAGTGCACTCCCTCTGCGAAAAACTAGACTACCAGCAGTGCCACCACGTCCTATATCAAAATAAACATCATTTCCATTTTGAGCAATACCAGTATGGTTAGTTGAGTTCTGTATTGCAATACCACCATTAACAGTACCATACGTGGTTAATTGATATGGAGATATTGGACTCGCAGTTCCCACGCCGACATTTCCACTCGAATCAATTCGGAGACGCTCTGAAGTGGCTGTTTGGTCGTAAATAAAGAAATCGTCACCACCATTATCGGAACCATCAACCCCCAAGAGCCAATGTCTCCCAGATTTCACAAGCGACATCGACAACTGCCTGTCGGAAGATGTTTCTAGTCTAAATGCGTTTAGGTTCCCAGATCCGGAAACGTGAAGATTGCTTGATGGGGATGTTGTCCCAATCCCAACTTTTCCACTCGCATCCTTATAAATCTGCCCACTGCCAACATTGATGACGGCTGTGGAGGCGGTGATGGCTCCCGACACTCCCAAAGTTCCCCCTACTGAAGTATTCCCAGTTAGAGTGGAAGCCCCAGTTACCC